GGCGGCATGGTGCTCGAAGGAACACCGGGAGTGGGGGCCTCACGCAACATGATGGCGTTCTCAGGCGTTGCCGCTTTGAAAAGATTACTGAAAAAACTCATATCTTATTCCTTTTTACTATTCGTGCGTTTTGCGGTTTTGGGTTTACTTGTCGTTCACAATCTGCTGGCAGAGGAACTGAATGGTGTTGCCCTGGCGGTCGGGGTTGAACGTCTCCGGCAGTATCTGATACGTCTTGCCCTGCCACTGAATGCGGCTGCGCTCAGTGATGATATTGTTCCACCTCATGCGCACGATTTTCACGCCGTAGGCATCCAGCGACCCGGCGGTCATGCCGCTCTTGCCCTTCTGCCAGTCCACGTTTGCCCACACCGTAGCGGCAGGCTCGAACTCGATGCCTGCGCTGTCGAGTCCGAACTTGCCCTGCTGTGCCTCCTTGCGGTTGAGGATGGTCACGCGGTGTTTGAGAAGTCCTGAAGTGTATGCCATAGCGCGTGAGGGTTACACGTCGATACTCTCGGCAAACTCGTTGTAAGCCTTGAACTCCTTGTAGTCCTCGGAATCGTACTGGAGGGATGCCTTTAGCACCTTGGCCAGTGTCTTGCGCAGGATTTTGGTCTCGTCGCCGTTGGGGTGAATCTCGCTGATGACGGAATCCTTCACCTTGTGGGGGTCGCGGGCGTCGGGCACCTGGTAGATGTCGTACTGATACTCCGTGCGCTCTTCCTGGGTCTCAGGGTCGGTCACCTTGACCTCGCGCTCGTTGGTGAACACCTCACCGCTGTTGTCGCCGGTGAGCTTGTGCAGGCCCAGTGCCTGCTTCTCGGGGAAATTGGCTGTGTACATAATCGTTGTTATTTAGGGATATTGAATTGTTTGCGAATCATTTCCTCTTCCTCGGCATCGGTATAGACCGTGCCGTCGTAGTAGTAGCCGCTCCAGTCGTGTACTATCTTCATGTCGCGCAGGGGAATGTCATTCCGTGTCTTCGTGTCGAGATACTTGCATATCTTCTGTGCGCCCGTCGAATAGACTATCAGTCCCAGCCCGTCGGCAAGTGCCTGGATATGATAGTAACTGTCGCAGTCCTTCTGGTTGCTGCTGCGTTTCTGGAAGTCAACGATGGTGTGGGGGATGCCCTCCATCGTCTCAATCTTCATGGGTCGCCCGGCGAATGGGCGACGGATTTTCTGTTCTGAGTTCATAGTTCTGTTGTCTTGATATTGTACTCGTTTCTTCAGTTCCTTGGTGTCGGCCACCTCGATGATACCCTTGTAGGAGCCCATGCTGCGCTCACGGTGGCGAGCCTTCACGTAGCGTTGCTTCGTCTGCTGGGTCAGATGGACATAGCCGCGGCCGTACTGATAGCCGCAGAAGATGATGGGCTGGTGGACGGCGGAAGTACCGCCGTTTACTGAACGGGAGCCGGGCACGGGACGGACATACATGGGCTTGTAGTGGAGTCGCATCTGTCTGGCCCATATCCGCATGTCGCGGCGCAGGTTGTTCAGCGTCTTCTTATCCTTGCTGAAGGCTATGAAGTCATCGGCGAAGTTCACCAGTTTGATACGCTTGCCGTACTTCTCTTTGGCCTTGCGGATGATGACCGACATATTGAGATTAGCAATGAGGTGGGAGAACGGGTCACCGATGGCGAGCTTCTTCTGGTTGAAGAGGTGCTGACGGATCACCGCCCTTGTGCGCTTGTCCTTCACTTGTCGCTCTATCAACTCCATGCTGATGACATTATCCACATGGTCGTAGAACTTCTTGATGTCGCCTTGCAGATAGTGCGTCAGGCTCCGATCGTTCAGCAGCACCCGCATGCGTGCCACTACCTGATGTCGCTTGTCTGAGGCAAGCACTCCGCAGCCTGGCAGACCGCCCAGCATGTCGTCGGTCATCTGTCGCAGGATGAGCGGCTCGATGGCATCCTTCATGTCGTTCTGCACACAGCGGTCTTCGTAGGGCAGCACGCTGACGTATCGCTCCTTCTTATTGTCGCGCAGACGGAAGTGGCGGTATCGGCCTACTCTGTAGGTGCCACGAGAGAGTTCCGTCTGCTTGCGCTGGCAGAAACCGTCCACATCGGTCATGACCTTCACCACCTCGCGCTTCTTGCGTTGGCGGCTGCTCTTGGCTGCGTAGCTGTCATAAACGGCAGTGTGCATCCCGGTCATGATGTTGTGCCATGTGCTGATGCTCATAATTCTTTATTCTTTTGTCTTGACCTGCTGCGCCGATTGCGGGGTTTGTGAACGCCCCGCAGCCTACCCTTTCCTTTGCTATTGCTTGCACGGTCGGCTGGTGGTCTTGGCACCTTTTCTTTGCGTTGTTCCGCTCTCCATCGTCAGCGAGGCTCTGCACCTGCCTCTTCATGCTCAGGTCTAAGCAATCGAGGGCTTATTGGTTTTTATTGGACGGCGGAAGTACCGCCGTATACTGGACGCTTCATGTGCCGAAGCCGATGTTCGAGTTCGCATTCGAGGGCGAATTGTTGCCGTTCATCGTCAACGGGGACAGGTTCGAATTGTTCGCGTTGTTGCCGCGCCGAAAACCACGGACACCCGTCAGTGCAGCCGCCTTTTTGTGTTCAAAGAACTCTCAACCTCACCAGCTCGCTGCTACTCCGATTCGCTTGCCCCATTTGGCGGCTGGCCTGGATTTCTGCTTCGTCGATGCGGGACCGCATCTCCACACTATGCCGGCAAATTGCTGCATGGGGTTTACCAGACAAAAAAACCGAGGCCACCCCACCATCGGGATGACCTCGGTTTCAGATTTTCCACCCGCGACCGCCTTGCGGCGGGGCGCGCCTGTCGGCGCGCGGTTTTCGTTTTCGGCCCTCGCTTCGCTCGGGCGGGTTTACGTTTTAGCCTTCCAATGCGGCTCCGCCCCTCGCTCCGCTCGGGGCCGCTCCCTTCGGTCGCGGGTTTACGTTTTCTTTTTCGGGCGGGTCACTCGCTTCGCTCGTGACGGACGTTTACGTTAGCGAAGGCTGCAGCAGGTGCCGAAGCCGAAGTTCGAGCCCGCATTCGAGGGCGAAGGGTTGCCGCTCAGCGCCAACGGGGACAGGTTCGAAAAGTTCGCGGTGTAACCGCGCCGGAAACCACGGACACCCTTCTTGCCAGCAGGTGCTGCGCCGCCCGTGAACCAATTAAACTTACCCACGTAGGTATGCAGTCCTGCGCCAGTCTTCAGGTCGTTGGTGCGAGGCAGCATGAATGCGCCGTCGAGATAGTCGCGGGCGTAGCCTTCGCCTGCTGCCACCTCCAGCACCATCGGATAGCGATCTTCGAAATCAAAGGTGCTCTCTACATCGATGTCTCCGCTGACCGTCTTGAGCAGTTCGGCCTGGTTGCGCTCCAGGAAGCAGCGGTAGTTGCGGTTCTCGTCCTCGGTCATCACCAGTCCGCTGACCCACCACGATGGCGACACTTGGGTGGTCACGCCGTGGAGCAGAGCCGTGGAGAAGATGAAGTCGATACGCTTGCCCGTGAGATGCGTAGAACCGTCGGCGGGATCGATGGCGGCATTGGTGAACTGAGAAGAGAGTACCTTCCATACCACGCAGGTCATCTCGCCCTGGCCGGGGCCTCGGAAGCCGGGCACGGAGCGATACTTAAACTTATTGCCCTCGAAGACAAACCACTCCAGCTCTCCCACTCCCTTGCGCACGGCATACGACACAGCCCTGTGAGCCTCCATCACGTGCCACGGATTGCGCCATGAGTTGACCATAGCGCCCGTGTACTGCCCGCTGATGCCGAAGGCATTGCTGACGTTGAGATTGAGATACACGAGGTTGCCCTGGCCGTTGACGTAGCGCAGGCCGTTGCGGGCTTCCGAGCCGGCTTCCTCAAACACAGCGGCGTTGGCTTCATCATTGCTACAGAAGCCGCTGCCCATGAGGTTGGCATTATGGGCATCGAAGGTGCCACCCTCCGCGAGGAGCAAAGCCTGGAGATTGTTGCACGCCTCGGCCGTCTGATTCATGAATGGCACGGTCTTGGTAGTGTCTGGGTTCATGTTCATCGCCCGCTGTTCGCCGTCTGGCAGGCTGAGGTCGGTGGTGTGCAGTCCGCCTGCGCCGCCCAGCAGGGTGGCCTCCGAATCGAATTCCTCGGTGATGGCTCCCGTCTCCTCGTTCTGATGGTAGATATACTTTCCGGCCATCGCCACGGGGGCTGTATATGATCCGTCCCAGGCTGGGTTGTAGACGGAGTGCATGCGGGTCACGTTGTCGGAGTCGAGATGGGCCACGCAGTAGTCGGGCGACATACCGCCACGGTCTATCTCCTCGGCATCGTAGCCATGCCAGGTGAACGGCTCCAGCGACATGAGGAACACGTCGTACTCCTGCGCCTCCACGGTAAAATGGCCTGCGAGACGGTAGTACTTCTCGATGTTGCACACCATCACGTCGCCCTCCGAGCCGTCGATGGCGTGCTTGTTGCCAGCGAGGTCGAGGGCATGACCTGTGCCGTCTTCGTAGCCCGTCTTCTGAAGCACGAAGAGGAGCTTGCCTATCTGGTCGTCGTTACCGGATAGCTTGGTGCCAACAAGACAAGGGTAGAAGAGCGAGAATGCCGATTCACGGCTGAAGCCTCCCTCCTCGTTAAACTTATAATGACGGTAGCTCAGCGCGGGCGAAGAGGAGCCTGCCACACGCACGTAGCCCTCAGCCAGCGTCTCAATGTCGGCCACCACGGCCTGAAGAGCGGAAATGGCATCGGTATTGGCTTTCTCGGCGGCTTCTGCGCGAGTCTTCTCGGCAGCCACGGCGTTGCTGATAGCCGTGTTCATCTGCGTGGTGGTGCTGTAGGCCGTCAGGGCTTGGGAGATGGCGGCATTCATCTGTGCTGTCGTCGAGTACGAAGTCAGTGCGCTGGTGATGGCGGCAGACACCTGTGCGGAAGTCTGCTTCTGTGCCAGCAGGTTGTCCACCTGCGTCTTGTTATAATATGCCTCCAAAGCCGCGCTGATGGCCGTCGAAATCTGCGTGGCAAGGTCTGTTGCCGTCGGCAGGGCGTTCAGCTTGTTCTTCAGCGCAGTGGTGAAGTCCTCGGTGGATAGCTGCTTGCCACTCACCTTGTCCACCTTGTTCGCCAGCAGATCGTCCGTGGCGGTCTTGGTGTAGTAAGCTGTCAGCGCACTGGTGATGGCCGTACTGATGGCGGCGTTCATCTGCTCGGTAGTCGAATAGGGTTCAAGCGCGGTGTTGATGAGAGCCTGCACCTGCTCGGAGTTCACGAAGGCCTGGATAGCCTCTTGAAGGGCGGCGATGGCTTCGGCATGCTGCGGCACGAGGTTCAGTCGCTGCTGTACCTGTTCGCCGGTTAGTGTTAAATCGAAATCTGCCATAATTCTTATGATTTTTTAGTTACTAATTATTTTTCAAAACACGGAGCCGGCGACCGTTAACGTCGCGGAGATAGTTCTGGAAGATGTCGCGCAGATAGCGGAACAGACTGCGCTTGTCGCTGCGGAGCGTGCGCTCGTAGGATACGTAGATACCCTGATAGATACCGCCGTGGTCGCGCATCATCTGAGGCATCCTCGGACTGGTGTTCACGAAGCACAAAGGTTGCTGCTCCTTCTCCGTGCGGTAGCCGTCGGCATAGTCACTGTCGGGCACGTCGTAGGCACACTCCACCGTCACAACGCCCACCATGTCATTCGTCGGGAACGTAAAGAACCACTGGTCGGCCTCGTCTTTCATCATCTCCGACTTCTGTATCTCGAGCGTCCGTCCCTGCATGCCCCATTTGAGTGTCAGCGCAAACGGGTCTTCCGTCATGGAGAATCCCTCTCGCTCGATGGCGATGCGGTACTTGGCCTCCTCGCCCTGCTGAATGATGTTTTTACTGTTGATCATATCTAAGATACTTTATATTTCACTTGTTTTGCCGTATCGGGTTTACTGCGGAATCCGATCTTCGGCGGGATAGACCCTGAGAGCCTTATCGCTGCTGTCGCGGAGTGTCAGCAGATTCACGTCACGGAGCGTCAGCATGCCCGTCTGCTGCAAGATGGTGACTTGTGCCGTTGCCCGCCCGTCTGCCGTCCGCAAGGTAATGACCTGCTGGCGGTCGCTGCCCAGATTGTCGGTCGTAGAGCGCACGGTGACAACTCCATCACCCTGTCCGTCGTAGGTCAGGATGATGTCGCCGTTGCCGTCGGCCCATGGGATGGTGAGTGTCTTTGCCATTATTCTACGGTCCAGTTGGTGTTGCTTGTCACGTTGAACGATGCTGTCTTGCCCTGTGTCGCTGCGTCCCAATCGAGGTTGACAGTAGCCGGAGCTACCTCCAGTGTCGCGTCGCCTGCTGCCTGCGTGATGGTACAGGTGGCGGAGTGTCCTGCCGCATCGGTCACGATGAGCTGTGCCGTGCGCTCAGTCACCACGGGGTTCTTCGGGATAGTTGCGAACTGGATGGAGAACGGGAACTCCTGCCCCGCTCCAGGGTCGCCTGCAATAGCTTCGCCATTGTTCGTCTGTAGGGAGTTGGCCAGATAGGAAGCGGGCAGCGTCAGCGGCAGCGAACCGCCGGAAGCGAGGGCAAAGGTCAGTTTCGATGAGTTGCTGACGCCTTCGATGGTGAGTACCGTCACACCATCCTTCGAGACGGCTGCTGCCGACTGGACGGTGACAAACTCAGGCTTGCCTGCCTGAATGACCGTGCGCACCACGTCGGCCACGTTCGCTGCCTTGAAGGCAATCTGCGTCTGTCGTGAACTGCGCCCGGTGTTGTTGCTCAGGGCGGTCACGTCTACGGTGTCGTTGCCTGAGCCTGATGTCTTGCTTGGTAAAAGCCAATTTGCGTATGCCATATCTTTAGGGGTTTTAATGATTATTCGATTCGCCAGTCAAGGTTTGTTACTATCTCATACCGCACCACATTGCCAGGCGTGAGCCACTGAAGCGTCTGCGGACTGTCGGGCGTTACGCGGACAGGAATGTAGAGATTGCGCCGCGTGTCTATCTCAGCATGCACGGAGATACCATCCAGGCGCATACCCGCAAACACTCGCGGACGGGCCGTTACCAGTCTGCCAAATCCTGATATGAGCCGATTCCTGTCTTTCATCATCCTTTAATCGTGATATGTGGGTTGATACGAACCACCGACTTACGGAATCCGCTGGGGAAGTCCGCGTCGGGAATTTGGAACGTCACCTTCACCATGAGCATGCCAATTCCATAGTCGTCGGTGTCGATGATAACCACGTAGTCGCCTTCATCGGTCAGTATGCACTCTGCCTTGTCGAACGTCTTCTTCTTGTCCTTTGCCTCGGAATTGATCACTTCCACCTCGAAGTCCACCTCCGTCATGGTGAGGTCGTCCGGCATGTCAGCCGTGATGAGAATCTTCTCCTGCGAGCCGAGCGTGACCACCTGCTGTGGGATGCAGCCCATGTCAGATGTCAGCCGCATGTACGGCTTGATGAGAAGGTCGAAAGCGTAAGGCACGCTACTCAGGTTCTGAGCCGACGAAGGCTCACGGTGCTGGTACGATTCTCCCACCAGCAACATAGCAGCTTGAACCAGTGGAGCCGGAACTTCTCCGTAACTTTCCAACAGATCGTGGTAGCTGCGGTTCAGCAGGTTCAGCAAGGTGTCCTCGGCAGCCTTGCCATACTCGTCAAGTAGGGTGTCTTCTTCGCTCCAGTCTATACGAAGCTGCTGCTTGATGTAGTCTATTGTCAGGAATTTCATATTTCTGCCTGTTTTTTATCTATCGGCAGAAATACGTCTTGGGGGTTACCGTCATATTGATGATGGCTGATGGATGATGTGTTTTTCGCGAAAAAAAATGGGGCAGCCGCTGCCGCCCCTAAGAATTTGCAATAACTAAACAACCTTTACAAATTGTAACAATGAAAACCGCTTTGTCTTGCTATTCGTTCCATCTGTT